CTGCATGAAGTACTTAAAGTAGACGAATATACAGAACTTCCCGCAATACAGTTTTTTAATACGTGTCGGCAAATTATAGCGGATCTACCCATAATACCCTCTGACCCCAGAGGTTCTGATGACATAGACCCTAGATACGCCACTGATCACGCATATGACAGCGTTAGATACGCCGTTATGAGTAGACCAAGAGCCTTTTCACCCTTTGACTTGGGTAAAGGTATTCCACAACAGAGTTGGCGTCCCGCTGACGCAACATTCGGGTATTAAATATGGCATTAATGGATAAACCTCTACCAGAAGACGCTACAGATTCAGACATTGTAGTACCTTTAGATGAATCTAACGATGTAGAGCTTGAAAACGCAGAATATTCTGGCGCAGTTAGTTTCGTAAACAGCCAATACCAGCGTTCAAAAGACGCTAGGCTTACAGATGAAGAACGATGGTTGGTTGCTTATCGCAATTACAGAGGAATATACTCCAGTGAAGTACAGTTCATGGAGAATGAGAAGTCCAAAGCGTTTATTAAGGTTACAAAGACCAAAGTACTCGCCGCATATGCTCAAGTTGTAGACGTACTATTTGCTGGTAGTAAGTTTCCTATAGGCATAGAGGCCCGACAGTTCCCTAGTAATGTAGCAGACGCAGTTTCTTTTGAGCCAAACGCTCTTTCAACAGAAAAAGTCAAAGAACAGGCTGGCATAGACTTTACTGTGCCGTCTACTATGGCGCGTCCGGATATTGCAAAAGACTTGGGCATCTATCGTGACGCGGTAGAGCCTATAGAAGATGATTTACAGCTTGGTGCAGGTAAACTTCAGGGTTCCATCACCTTTGAGCCAGCCAAAAGAGCCGCTCAGAAGATGGAAAAGATGATGCATGACCAGTTAGACGAGACTGATGCACCCAAGCACCTTAGATCGGTTGCATTTGAGTGTTGTCTGTTTGGTACTGGTGTATTTAAGGGGCCATTTGCTCAGGATAAGGAATATCCGCGCTGGACAGAGGATGGTGACTACGATCCTATCTTTGAAACCATACCTAAGATGGAATATGTGTCTATTTGGGATTTCTACCCAGATCCAGACGCCCGTAACATGAACGAAGCGGAGTTCTCTGTACAACGTCACCGCTTAAACCGCTCTCAACTACGCACCCTAAAGAAACGGCCACACTTTCGTGACGAAAGCATAGAACTAGCCGTTGAAATGGGTTCTAACTACTCAAGAGAGTACTGGGAAGACGCTTTAGCTGATGATTCCATCAATTCTGGCATGGATAGGTACGAAGTTCTTGAGTATTGGGGCATTTTAGACGCTGAATTAGCTATAGAAGCCGATATAGACATACCTAAAGCATTAAAGGATAAAGACGAAGTTCAGGTGAATATATGGGTTTGTAACGGCCAAATACTACGTTTAGTGCTAAATCCGTTTACTCCTAGCCGTATTCCGTACCTTTCAGTCCCTTATGAATTAAACCCTTACTCTTTCTTTGGGGTAGGCGTTGCAGAGAATATGGTAGACACTCAACTCCTGATGAATGGCTTTATGAGAATGGCCGTAGATAATGGAGCTTTGTCTGGTAACCTATTGATAGAAGTGGATGAAACTAATTTAGTTCCCGGACAGGACATGTCAGTATACCCCGGAAAAATATTCCGTAGGCAAGCAGGGGCACCGGGACAAGCCATACATTCCACCTCTTTTAAGAACGTGTCTCAAGAGCTTTTGATGATGTTTGATAAGAGCCGACAGCTTGCAGATGAGGCTACAGGAATTCCATCCTATACCCACGGCTCTGGTGCTGTTGGTGGAGTAGGCCGGACTGCTTCCGGCATGTCTATGTTGATGGGTGCTGCAGCGCAAAACATTAAAGCCGTGGTCCGTAATATAGATGACTACTTGCTTGGCCCACTAGGCCGCTCATTGTTTAGCTTCAATATGCAGTTTAACTTTGACAAAGAATTTATCGGAGACTTGGACGTTAAGGCGCGTGGTACTGAAAGCCTGATGCGTAACGAGGTTCGCAGCCAAAGACTATTGCAATTTATGCAGATGACCCAGAATGAACAGATGGCCCCGTTTGTAAAATATGATTACATCTTACGGGAACTAGCCAGCAGTATGGATTTAGATGAAGACAAGATCCTTAATGATCCGCGAGAGGCTGCTATACAGCAGAAAATGATGGCTGAGATTAAGGCGCTTATGCCCGAACAGCCAGCACCTCCTCCGCAAGAGGGTCCACAAGGACCGCCATCAGTAGATGATCCAACTGGTAATGGGGGAGCAAATATTGCAGCAGGCCAAGCGCCTGAACCTGACGCCGCTGGCTTTACTGGTGGCGGCGGTGGAGACAACGGTGGTCAGCAGCCTCAACCTCAAGGACCAGTACAGTAATGGATAAGTTATTATGCAGGTCTTTGCTGCCTTTAGTTAATGACAAAGATCATTACGAAATGCTTAACGAATATGCATCTGCTAGAATATCTATTCTTCTTGAGCAGCTTAGTACTGAAAAAGATATGGATCGAGTAAAATCTATACAGGGCGCAATCGGAGAGCTTCGAAGAATTAAGACACTAAGAGATGAAGTAGTAGCAGGGTCTAAATAATGGCAGGCTGGTTAGAAAGTTTAGGTAACATTTTTTCTAGGGATGATGACCTAGAGACTGCAGACAATGACGCCCCAGTTAAAAAAAATCATTTAGAAAATATTAATGCGTGGGATGTTCCATTTAATGCTTCTCCAGATGATAGAGTTACTGGTCAAAACGATGCAGGCCAGTTAGTATATAAAACTATTACGGGAAACACTTATACTGTAAGCGTTAATCCTGACCAGAGAAACCCACAAGAAAAACTTATTGAGGGTGCTAAAGCTGTAGGAACTGCTGTATTAGATTACGGTGCAGACCCTTTTATTCCTAGCAAAGAGCAAGTTGGAGAATTTGCAGTTAATGCAATTAAAGGCACAACTGACCAGCTAAACGATATGATGTTTAAGGGTGAGGGAACAATAGGTGACCTAGTAGGTGCTGCAACCTTTAAAGCAGGCGCAGGTCTTACAGCAAGTAAACTAGCTCCACCTACTGATGCAGGTTCCTACATGGGTATGTTCCTTAATAGGAATGCTGCCAAAGGGGAAAAGTACGACAGTGATTATGATAAAGCCTTAGACATGGAAATGAATGGTATCGACAGAGATACTATATGGAAAGAAACTGGTTGGGGTAAAGTCTTTGGCGAGTGGATGACTGAAACAAATGACAGCATCACCACTACTAAAGGGGTACAGGATGCAGGCACAGATTTAGCTCCTAGATATAAACTAGACGCCGTAACCGAAGAAAATGTTGTTAGTAAGGCTGTAAATGCACATAAAACAAAAGCGGCTATAAATTTAAAGTACAAAGAATTGTACAGACTTGCTATGAAAAATCCAAACGAGGATGCTCGTAGGGCAGAAATAGAAAATTTAGAAAATCAAGCAAGAATAGAACTTGAGGCGGCGTCTTCTCCGGTAAATACAGAAACTATTAAAGTATCTACTAATCTTAAACCTACTAAAATAAAACTTGCTAAACTAAAGAAAAAGGGAACTATAGAAGAAGTTTTAGGTAATGCTGACGAAATATTTGATTTAGTCCCTAAAAACATAGACACGGTAGCTGAGGCAGGCCTAAGAAAAGGCTCTAGTGTTAAAGATGCCGGAGAAAACTTTGGCGGTTATGGTGGGGTACATTATCGAACAAGAGATTGGGATGGAAATGAAACATCTAATATTCGTTCATTTAAAAACTATGGTCCTAAAGACGTTGAAGGCCCGTTTGTACAACGCAACGATGGAACTTTTGGGTACGTTAGAAATGCGGCTGACGTAGATACGGCTAATGTTGTTTTAAAAGAATTAGAAAAAATTAGATTAGTCGCAAAAGAGGCAATGACTAAGCTTAAAAATGCTACAGTTTCTGATGATGAGTATAGCAAAATAAGTACGGCAATACTGGTCAGAAGAGATGCTGCAATGAAAAAGATTTATGATGCAGGCAAAGAAGACTATATATGGTCTACTATGTTGCATGAAACCCAGCACTGGCTTGATGACATTTTTGAATCCCGTGGCGGTACGGGTGCTAACTGGAAAGATAAAGACAGAAGAGCCTCTATACAGCTTTCTGCAAAAGCAGAATACAGAAAAGAATTAAATAAGCTAGAAGATAAATATGGTTCTTCAGATCCAGACGCAGTTACTCCAGAGTTACGCAATCAGTTACTTAATGAATTAGACGCCTTAAATAGTGGCCCAAAAGGTATGGCCGCTAATATTAATAATAAAGGTTTTACTAATTTAGAATATTATTACCGTGATGGTGGAGAAACTAAATCTAGATTGGTGCAGTCTCGCAGAAGACTAAACTTTGACGAAAGAAGAAACACGCCCCCTTGGGTTACTTTATCAAAGATGATGGATGGTCAGCTAGACGCGCCTGCTGCGAACGCAGATATTACAAGTAATGTAAAAAAATACCCAACTTCAGAATCTGAAATTTGGACGCCTGCCAGATTTAAAGATCCTTATTATGATTATACTAAAAATCCTATTCCTAAAGATAATAATAAAAACTTCTGGGAAGTAGATGATCTCTCAGCATCCGTTACTAATCAGACAGATGATATTTTAAAAGCCCAATAGAAAGAATATTTCATGGACGCTATCACACGACATCACTACGAGAACATTGCCAACGGTAAGGCAGTCGAGAATGAAGATGGCAGTCTGTCTACAGTAAAAACAATTATTGTAGAGATTGATGGCAGGGAAGTATTAATACCCACAGTATGGGACGGTCAGATAGTAGACCAAGAAGAAGCTATTCGCCGTGCTATGGAAAGCGGCATTGAGTGGCCTAGTGATGAGCCTACGGAAGAAGGTAGGGCTAGACTTCAAGCCACAGACGATGAGGCTCACATGGAGTTTGACCGTAATACAACTCCAGAAGAAGCTACAGAGATGTTATCCCCTACATCTGAAGACATGGGTTTTGCCCTTGGGGGTCTTGCAACAATTCAAAAAGGCATTACCACACCGGAAGGATTAGAAATGGCAAATAAACAATTTCAATTGGACGAAGCAGACGCAGACACAGACGGTGATGGTGAGTTAACCACCCGCGAAAAAGAGATTGCTAAGGCTATACAGAGAGATGAAATCTTAGATGACGATTCTGTAAAGATGTCCCACGGTGGTATGGCGTGTGGTTGTGGCGCTATGGGCGGCGAAGAGTGCGGTTGTGGTGGTGTAATGATGGATGGGATTATGGGATACGATGATGTCTCAGGTAATCCTATTCCACTAGGATCCCATGCAGAGAATGTTCGAGATGACATTGATGCCAAACTAAGTACCGATGAGTATGTACTTCCAGCACACGTTGTTAAGTACCACGGCTTGAAGCATATCCAGATGCTGCAGAACGAAGCAGAGATGGGCCTTATGTCTATGAAGATGGAAGGTCTTATTCAACACGCAGAAGAAGAAACAGAGGACACACCTGAGCCGGAAGAGGCTGAGGAAGAAGAGATTGACGTTAAAGGCGTTGATGTAGAGATCGCTACTGTAGAAGTAGATGATCATTTAGAGGATGATAAGGACAAAAAAACAACTCCTAAATCATCTAAATTGCCAAGTGTACGACAAAACAAAACAGTCGCATACATGGTTTAACTTGGATACCCAGCATGGCTGGACCCACATGAGGTAATAATGGCTAAATATAAGCGCGAAGAAACTATTGATGACGAACTTTCTTATGCAGAAGAAATGGAAAAAGTTTCCTCTGAACCAAAATTAGGGGCTGAAGAAGAGTCCTTTAAGAAACGGTATCAAGATATACAGCGGCATATACAAACTGTACGCAATCAAAAAGACACTGAACTTGAAGAGGTAAAAAAACAACTAGAAGCAGCTACTAAAAAGCAGATCAAGTTTCCTAAAACTGATGCTGAAGTAGAGGCGTGGTCGGCCCGTTACCCTGACGTTGCCAAGATTGTTGATACCATTGCTCGTAAAAGAGCTAACGAGGTATTGGCTGAAGGCGAGAAGCGTTTGGAGCAAGTTGAAAAGTTTGAGAGAAGTCTAAATAAAAAAGGTGCTGAACAAGATCTTATGAAGTTGCACCCAGACTTTGCTGAAATCCGCAATGACCCAGCCTTCCACGAATGGGTTGGCATGCAGCCTTCTGCTCTACAAGACAGTGTGTATAAAAATAATACAGACGCTACATGGGCATCTCGTACTATAGACCTGTACAAAGCAGACAAGGGAAAAAAGACTAACCCACGTAGTGCTGCACAGTCTGTAGGACGTACCTCTAAATCTGCACCAGTATCTTCTGAACGGGCTTCCTTTTCAGAAAGTATGATTAATGATATGTCTGCAACAGACTTTGCTAAGAACGAAGAAGCTATCAATGATGCTATTCGATCAGGCAGGTTTTCTTATGACATGTCAGGCGCAGCCAGATAATTTAAAAAAGTAGGATACAGCTGTTGACACAATCGACACTTAGTTGTATCCTACGGATGCAGCCGACAGGGTGCATATATAGTAATTAACTATTGCAGTAGGTAACTCGTTGTGCTATAATGATCCTATTGATACATTAATAGTGTAGGACATTTCTAAACCAACTATTGGTTTATAGAAGTATACCCCGCACATCCCTCCAGATAATAATAAAACCTATGTCCACCGGACCATTAAGACCCATGCTTACAGCTTACTATTCTGCTTGTGTATGCCACTCTTATTTGGACTGACACTATCGTTTTAATTGTCTGATCTAGCTGTTTCCTAAAAGTAAAAACTTTATGGAAACTAACTTACAGCCATTTCATTCAAGGAGAAATTATAATGGCATTTCCAAAAGCAGCCGGACACGGCTCACTTCCCAATGGGAATTTTTCAAGCGTAGTATACAGCAAAAAAGTCCAGCTTGGATTCCGCAAGGCTACAGTTGTAGGCGATATTTCGAATTCTGATTATTTCGGTGAGATTAGTAGCCAAGGTGACACAGTAAAAATTATAAAAGAGCCAGAGATCAGCGTATCTGCGTACCAACGTGGTACAGTAATAAATCCACAGGATTTAGATGACGAAGATTTTAGCTTAGTCGTTGATAAAGCTAACTATTTTGCCTTTAAGATCGATGATATCGAAGAGGCCCATTCACACGTAAACTTCATGCAACTTGCAGTAGATCGTGCAGCCTATCGTTTGGCTGACCAGTTTGACCAAGACGTTCTTGGTTATCTATCTGGCTTCAAGCAAGCGGCTAACCATGAGAATGCAAGTGCAGCAAACACTACCTCGCGTGGTGATAAAGCAGTTGCCTCAGCCGGTACGGACGAGTTACTTGCCAGTATGAAATTATCGAAGGGTTCGTTTGGAAATATTACAACGTCCTCTGCTGGTGATCACTCAATCCCACTAGCTGCCCGTCTTCCGGGTGCAACAGCATTGCCTACAGGTACAGCTTCACCAGCAATGGTCGTAGCACGTATGAAGCGTCTAATGGATCAACAGCAGGTTGACTCACAAGGGCGTTGGCTTTGTGTAGACAGTGTGTTCATGGAACTGTTGGCAGACGAAGATTCCAGAATGTTAAATTCTGACTTCGGCGAGTCTGGCGGTCTTCGCAATGGACTAACTCTTAACAACTTCCACGGATTTAGACTTTATACGTCAAATAATCTTCCGGCAGTTGGTACTGGTTCTGGAACTTCAGGTTCTGCTAATCAGAACACAAATTATGGAGTTATAGTTGCGGGTCACGATTCTGCTGTAGCAACAGCGGAGCAAATCAACAAAACCGAAACATATCGCGATCCAGATTCATTCGCCGATGTGGTTAGGGGAATGCACGTATATGGATCGAAGATTCTTCGCCCAGAAGCGATCGTAACAGCCAAATATAACGCAGCTTAGAGAAGGGAACTGAACAATGAGCTTAGGCGATAACACAACAGCAGCGGCACGGGGGGCAGATTCCCGTGGCCGTCAACCCTACATGGTGCAAACCATAGTAGATTTTGCAACAGCATTGGCTGATAAAGGTTCTGCACTTGCAGCAAACGATATCATTCCATGTATTTCGGTCCCAGCCGGAACACTCATTTTAAACGCAGGTATTCAGGTAGACACAGTGGCTTCTTCAGGCACTACTACTCTTGATTTAGGTACAGGCGTTGATGTGGACTGTTTCGTAGACGGATTTGATGCTGACGATGGTACAGCAGCTGGCACATTTGCCCAGAACGCTGCTGCATATCAGCCGCTTCTAGCGACTGCTGCAGAAACTATTGATATTAAATTAGCTACGCAAAGTGGTACTGCCCTTACAACGGGTAAAGTACGTGTGTTTGCTATCTTAATGGATGTTTCTGATACAGGCATTGGCGTAGCTACAGAAGTAGACCGTGACTATCTAGCATAATACAGTAAGGGGCTGGCTCAATACCGCTGGCCCCTTTACCTTTTTTTAAGGACAATCATGCCTAGCACTTATATATCGCTTTGTAACCTAGTACTTCGCCGCCTTAACGAAGTAGAAATTGCTGATGCAGATTTTGCAAATGCGCGTGGCGTTCAGGCATTAGTTAAAGACTCTATAAAATCAGCGGTTGCACAAATAAACCAAGCCGAATTTGGCTGGCCTTTTAATGCTGCAAGCCACACACAAGTTTTAACAGCAGGTCAGTCTGAATACAGCTGGCCTAATTTTTTTAAAGTTGCTGATTATAACAGTTTTCAAATTGTAAAAGATGACAGCCTAGGTATAGGTTTTGTTTCTTTAAAGTCTATGGATCGTGATGAATGGTATCAAGACCATAGAGATATAGATTTTTCTGCAGGCTCTACAGGTAGATCTGCGCCCTCTCACATATTTACTAATCATGGTAATGGCTGGGGTGTAACTCCATCCCCAGATAAAGCATACTCTATAACCTTTAAGTATTTCTTAAACTACGCAGACATAATAAACTTTGATGACGTAACTAGAATACCTGAGTCTTACGATACTGTTTTAGTAGATGGCGCGTTGTATCACATGTATATGTTTAAAGATAACCTAGAGGCTGCAAAGGCTGCATACGCAGTGTTCGAGCAAGGGATTAAAAATCTACAAAGTCTGTACATTAATAATTACGAATATATACGAGATACTAGGGTTAGCCGCTGATGCCTGATGAAATTGCTTCCTACAAAGTTATTGCTTCTGGTGGCCTGAATTCTAATGAAAATCATCTTGATTTATCAGAGAACTTTGCAGGCGCAGCTACCAGATTGGTAAACTATGAACCTTCGCTGTTTGGTGGTTATCGCCGCATAGAAGGTTTTAGTAAATATGACAGTACTTTTGGAGAAGTAACTGTTCATGGATCCACTACTGGTCAAGGCAAAATACTAGGTCTGGCAATATTTAAAGATGATACAGATGGGTCCACAACTATCATAGCAGCACGACAAGATGCTGGTGCTACAAACTACAGTTTTTATTATTACACAGCAGGCGTAGGCTGGAGAAAGTTTACTTTAGATCATAGCGTAACACGACCTATGACTTTAAACAGTTTAACAGTAAAAAAACTACGTCACGTACAATTTAATTTTGGCTCCGGTAATACCATATGTTTTGTGGATGGGGTCAACCCCGCAATAGTATACAATGGTACTAATTGGAAAGAAATAAAATCATCTCATAGCGGTGGATACCATGCTAGTAATAATACAGCTGGCGGCAACCAAGCCTTAAATGCCCCAGCCGTTGTTGATGTTTTTCAAAACCATTTATTTATGTCAGGACATGCTGCTAACAATTCTGTAGTAGCCCACAGTAAGCCTTTAGATGCTTACACATGGACATCAGCGGGGGGAGGTGGTCAGTTATCTCCGGGATTTGAAATATCCCAGATTAAGCCTTTTCGTGATGATCTTTTTGTCTTTGGTTTTAATAGTATAAAGAAAGTAACAGTTAACTCTGCAGGTAATTTTGTTTTAGACAATGTTACTTCTAATGTGGGATGCGTTGCCAGAGACAGTGTGCTAGAGATTGGCGGCGATTTGATGTTCCTAGCCCCTGACGGTTTTCGTCCGGTTGCTTCGACTTCCAGAATCGGAGATGTGGAGCTAGAAACACTAAGTAAGTCAATCCAAGCCACCCTAGTTGATGTAATTAAAGACAACGATATGGATACACTTAACGGTGTTGTTATCAGGTCTAAGTCTCAGGTACGATACTTTTTTGGAGCGGCTGCAACCAGTGTTGCTGATAGTGAAGGAATAGTAGGGGGTCTAACTGAAGTAAGTGGATCTATCGATTGGAGTTTTGGACAACTCTTAGGAATACGAGCCAGTGTATGCACTTCTGACTATATAGGAACCACAGAACTTGTGCTGCATGGAGATCACGATGGCTTTGTATATCAGCAAGAGATTGGTAAAGATTTTAATGATGCAGACATTTTTGCTTTATACTCTACGCCTTACTTAGATTTCGGAGAAACAGAACAGCGCAAGACGCTTAGAAAAATAAACACTTTTATACGAGCAGAGGGTCCACTAGAGATGCTTCTCGCCGTTACTTACGATTGGGGGGATAATGCTACAGCAGCCCCTAATACTTATACTAATATCTCAACGGGAGCGCCCGTTACTTATAATGGTAGAAACATAACGTATAACGCTTCAGATGTTTTATATGGTGGTAATACTAAACCTATTATGACCTCAAACATCCAAGGCTCAGGTTTTTCAGTACAGGCTACGTTTGTTACCGTAGGACAAACAGAACCTTATTCAATTCAAGGAATGGTTTTTGAATATTCAGTTGCAGGGAGAAGATAAATGGCAGGTTATGTAAGACAATCTAATGCTTCGATTGTTAACGGTACTGCTATTACTGCACCACCGTTGAATGCAGAATTCAACCAACTTACCGCTGCTTTTGCAGCATCCGGAGGTCACGGTCACACAGGTGGCACAGGTGATGCTCCTAAAGTACCTCTAGCTACATCAGTCTCTGGTTTTTTACCTGCAGCAAATGGTGGTACGGGTGGTAAAAGTATCTTTACCAATACTTCTAATCCAACAGTTGGTGACGATGGAGCAGATGGCTTTGCTCCGGGATCTTTGTGGGAGAATACAAGTACGGGTCGTATATACATCTGTGTTGGAAATAACTCCGGTGCAGCGGTATGGCGTGAGCTTGTCCAGATTATTACCGGAAATTCTATTTTACCAGAGGTCAATAACACTGTTGATTTGGGTAGTACAAATACAAGATTTCAAGACCTTTTCCTAAGCGGTGGATCCACAGTTGCTGGAAACGCAGCCGTAGGTGGCACTCTAAATGTTACGGGTGGTACTGCTCTTGCATCTACCCTTACTGTAACAGGTGTAACTGCCCTAAATGGCGGTCTGACTATGGACTCGAATAAGTTCACAGTTGCCAACGGAACTGGTAATACTGCTATAGCTGGAACGCTTGCGGTTACCGGAAATGCTACCTCTGGTGGTACTATGGGCATAACTGGTAATACCACAGTCGGCGGCACGATGGGTATTACTGGGAATACTACCGTGGGTGGTACTCTTGGTGTAACAGGAGTTTTGACTGCAGACGCTGGAATAGATGTTGATAACTTCAACATTGACGGCACAACAATTACTCTGGGTGGTACAGATAATCTTACTGTTGATGTTGGTGGAGATATTATATTTAACGCAGACGGTGGAGATATTCTCCTTCAAGATAATACTTCTACGTTTGGTGGTCTAACAAACAACAGTGGAAACCTGATTATAAAGTCAGGCACTACTACCGCTGCCACATTCTCAGGTGCAAATGTAGACTTTGCTGGCACAGTAGATGTTACGGGTGCTGCTACACTAGACAGCACCTTGGCAGTAGCTGGAGTCCTAAGCCCAGCCTCTCACGTAGATATGACTGATGCAGGTCAGATCAAGCTAGGCACTGACGATGATATGCTTGTCTATCACGATGGATCAAACGGCTACGTGACCAACGGCACAGGTGCTTTAAAACTAGCTACAGAAAATTCTGGCATTGCAGTCACAATCGGACATACAACATCTGAAGTTACTATTGGTGATAACCTAGTTATTACAGGTAACCTAACTGTAGGCGGCACACAGACCGTTGTAGATACCGTCACAATGAACGCACAGAATGCGGTGGTGTTCGAGGGTGCAACAGCGGATGACCATGAGACAACATTATCGATTGTTGATCCAAC